TTTGTAAAAGTGCTGCTCAGTATACTTCAAATGTTTTTGCGTCCCCATACGAACAAGTCGGATACATTAATGCAAATACTAATAACTATGTAAGAGAGACTGGATATGACGCAAGTAAACCATTTATAGAAATACCAACAGTAGTTTCTTCATCTTATGTAAAATACAAAGACTACTATTACCAGTCATCGGGTCAGAGAATAGCTCTCTTTGGTGCGTCTTGGGCCTATGGTTCTGGTGCGGGGCTTTCTTATTGGGCTCTGGCCTATTCTTCCACGTCTGCGTCCCTGTATATTGGCGGTCGTCTTCTTAAAAAACCTCTTTGATTAAGGGGTTATAAAAATTCATTCGTAAATTAAACAATTTTGGGGTATAGGGTGCGTTGCCGCTCACTTTGGTGCGAATTGGAACAATGGTTCTAATGCAGGGCTTTCTAATTGGAATCTGAACAATTCTTCCACGAATACGAACCTGAATATTGGCGGTCGTCTACCTATTAGCATGCTTGTTTTTATCGTGCATCCTATATTCCACACCACTTGGTGAAAATTAAGCCGTAAAGAGCAGGGTTTAGTAGGTTTATTCTCGAAACACCCTGAGGCTAATAAGAAAGGCATTCTTTGAAAAGAGTCGGATACATTTACCCTAAAATCTACGATTTGGAAAACATTAAAACAGCAATTTATAAATCTTCTTTAGGTAAAAGAAACCAAAAGCATGTATCAAAAATACTTAATAATATTGATTACTATTCTTTAAAAATACAAGAAATGCTCGTCAATAAGACGTATATACCTGCTCCATATAAAACAAAGAAAATATATGATGGAGCAAATAAAAAGGAAAGAATAATATGTAAACCTAATTATTACCCAGATCAAATTATTCATTGGGCATTGATTCTTCAAATACAACCTATTTTTATGAAAGGCATGTATGTTTATAATTGTGGAAGTGTGCCAAATAGAGGAACAAGTTATGGTCAAAAGATAATAAGAAAGTGGTTAGATAATGATTCTAAAAATACAAAATATTGTTTAAAGCTTGATATTTCAAAATTTTATCCAAGTATAGATAATAGAATATTTATGAATAAAATAAAAACTAAAATTAAAGATAAAGACTGTATAAGTTTAATTTTTCTAATTGCATACAGTTATAAAAGTATAGGGTTTCCAATAGGCAGTTACACAAGTCAGTGGTTTTCAAATTTCTTTTTAGAAAGTCTTGACCATTATATTAAAGAAGAATTATGTATAAAACATTATATCAGGTATGTTGACGATATGGTGTTATTTAGTTCTAATAAAAAGATTTTGCATATGGCAAGGGGTATTATTAGGGTTTTCTTAATACATAGAAATCTTAAATTAAAAGATAACTGGCAAGTATTTAACACAAAGAAACGTGACATTGACTTTTTAGGGCTTAGATTTTATCAAAACAAGACTATATTAAGAAAAAGAAATGCCTTAAGAATTAGACGTAGAATCTCAAAAATTAAAAAGAAATCTTTTCTTAATTATAAAGATGCCTGTGCTATAATATCTTACTGGGGCTGGATAAAACGTTCTAACAGTTATAACTTTTACAATAAATATATTAAACCATTTATAAGTATAAAACAGGCTAAAAAAGTAGTAAGCTATTATTCAAAAAATGTAAGTAGGAGGTCTGCATAAATGAATAAACCTATAGTTTATAGCGAGATACCAGCATTTGACCAAAGCACTCAATATGTGACGCAAAAGACTCCAGAAGATATGGGAGATTATATATTTGTTGGTATCGAGGTTCGAACTGCTGACTATGTATTCTCTGATGCCTATGAGGAGTTACTCGCGGCAATGGCGGCAGATGAAGCGGAGGCATTATTATGAGTCATGTTGATGATTTCAAATTAAAACACGGTATAATCACAGAGGAAGAACACAAGCGACGAACTGACAAAGAAATAAAAGTTAAGGGCGCAAGAGATCGAATAAAAAAGAAACAACTTAAAGATATGAAGAAAGAAGAACTTTTGTGACCTTAAAATTATATTTATTTGGAGGTGAAACCATGCGGCATCTTTGTGAGTTATTTATGTATTACCTCGTTGGAAGGACAATTGAGAAAATCTTCGAAATACGGAGGGAAATAGACTAAATGAATGAAGTGCTCGAACGTATTGTATGGATTATTGTTGCTGCTATACTTGGCGCTATTTTCGGGGGAGCCGGATTTTTAGGGATAATGGTGTACTATCTAAAGCGGTATATCGATAAGAAATTAGACGCTGAACAGTTGGCATCACAAAAGTGTCTGGAGTACAAAGCAAGAAGAGCACGTATAGCAAAAGATATGCAACACGCTCAAGGAAGACTTTTCTATTATTTCTATAATATAATCGAAGCAAACCATCCTATTACTGATAATCTCCGAGTAGCATTTAAGAATCTACAGACTGTGGAAGAGGACCTTGAACAGTTAAACCAAGAAATTGTTCTTGACTTCGAACAGAAACAGAAGTAGAAGTAAAGGTACGTAGGGGTAGCAAACGCTACTCCTACATATTCTTTTATTTTTTTTACGCAACTTTTACAAGCACTATTATGAAAGGAGGTGTATATATGACAGATTTACAATTATTATTTAAAGCTTTAAACAGTATACCAGAATTCGATGTTAAGGAAATCATTCTGCTAATGGCTGATGAGGATAAACATGGTGATTTTTATAAACGGTTTTACGATGCGGAAAATAAGTTGATGGGAATGCGTAATATTGCGAAGCTTTTGAAGCTTTTAAAGACTGAGGCATAGCCTCTTTCTTTTTTTTTTATAAACAAACATAATGAGCACACACAATTTACATATGCTATTATGAAAGGAAGTGATATTATGATGCGCGGAGAACTTACAAAAGTTACATCGGCATTACATAAAATTGCTGAAGTTGAAGAAAAAATTAATAACCTCGAAGTTTGGGACGCTATTGGACCAAATGGAATTGAAACGGTGGATATTCTTCAAGAAGCAATAAAAGAATTAGCGACGGTGGTTTTGGACCAAGTGGAAAGTAGCATAAGATTACGTTCAAAGACTGAGGCATAGCCTCTTTCTTTTGCGCTATTTTTACATGGTGTATTATGAAAGGAAGTGAAAATAATGGAAATCATAAAGAATATTAAAAAGCAATATTATTATAAGTTAGTACGAAAATATTTGGTTATGGCTAAAGAAAATAGCAAAAATAAAGAAATGTTTGATTATTGGATGGAAAGATATCGCGTGGTCAAAGATAAATGGTTTGCCTTATTGTAAACTTTATTAAAATGGATTGAGGCATAGCCTCTTTCTTTTTTCCTCTTGAAAAAATTCCCGGGTTGAGCTTTTTCTAAACTTTTTTTGAAAGGGGGATGTAAAATGAATTATTTATGGATGACTATTAGTTATGCGACTGGTTTATTAGCAGGTCTTATTATAGCCTACATATACATACGAAGTCGTTCTGTAGGTTGTATACGAATTGATAGATCTGACCCAGAAGAACCGCCGCTCTTATTCTTAGAACTTCACACCAGCGTCGAGACCGTCTCAAATGGTAAATATGTTATCTTATCAGTCAAAAACAAAAATTTTATTAACCATGATACGCAGAAATAGCATCTACTATTATGGAAAATAAAAATGAAAGGAGAAATAAAAAATGAAAGAAACATCCAGAGAATTGTTAGAAAATGAGATTAACTCTCAGATTCTGAGAATCCACGGAATGGGGTGTGGAAGCGAGGAACGAAAGGAGGCCATTATAACCCTAAAGCAGATGTATGAAATTGCGATTAACGAATCCAAAGTTCAATCAGAACTCGAAATGAAGCAAGAACAGTCAAAAGCTGAACTTGAACTTAAAGAGCAAGAACTGAAGGAACAAAGGATAGATCGATGGTTTCGTCTTGGAACTACGATAGGAGTTTTGATCATCGAATTAAGTTTCTACGCAGCATTCAGCTATGTAGGGTTTAAGTTTGAAGAAAAAGGAACTCTCACATCTGGCATATTTAAAGGACTTATAAATCGTTTTAAATTTACAAAATAGTTTATTAAACCAAAATAAGATATTGTGTGAAAACACAGCATCTTATTTTTTAAAGGAGATCTATCGTGAAGTTTATTCAACGGTCAATAACAATGGTATTAATACAGATTATAACCCTACCTTTATTTATATTACCTTTCATATGGGATATATTTGCAAGTATTATATACAGAGAATCATTTATTAGACTATTCAAACTATCTTGGAAATACACCATGCTTATAATCAAGTGGGAGTTTCATTATATGAATACCGGAGAATTATCCGAAATTGATTTTAACAAGCAAGCATAAAATACATATTCTTTAATGAAAATAAAAGTTTAAGGAGAATAAAAATGAATATTCCTGAGATGATAATGTCGGCGATTTTAAAAAAGGGCATCCTTTATGAAGCCACGAATGTAGATGCGGAATTTGAAATTCCAAAAATCCAAGTGAGCGACGGAGAGGTTACCGAAATTAAAATTAAAGTATATTTGAAGGCAGACAATATGACTCTAAAAATTGAAAGAGAAGACAAGGTCTAACAAGGCCTTTTCTTTTTTATCACGCATAAATTACATAGTGTATTATGAAAAGATAATAAGTCAGTTTAAGCAGCCAAGAAATTGGTGTCTAATAGGGACCCATTAGCAAGAAAAGATGGGGAGTAAAAGATTAAGTTGCAATCAAATAGGAATACACCGTGACATATAGGGAAAATAGAAATCGGGTTGGCTTTGACTTATGGTGAAATCATAAGCATTATCTTTTTTTCTTTGCTTAATTGTTATATAGACTAAAATAACACATTCTATTATGAAAGGAAGTGATAACAATGAACTTGCATTTAGACAAGTTAAACTTTATGAGTGATGTTACTAAGAAAGTAATAG